CAACGTTGATTCTGTCTAGTGCAGAACTTCCAGCAAATCTAGTTTTTTGTCCGTAGTTCACTAAACCAGCACCTGTTATGAAAGTGATTGGGTTTACATTGTTTGAATACAATGTGTCTCTTTGACCTTCATTTAATGAAGTTGAAACAAATTCGCCTTCATTGCTGATGTAACCTGTTGAAGTAGCATTTGTAATTCCACCTCTTCTTGTACCTGCTGGAGCAAACCATGGGAAAGAAACTTGATCGCTTAATGCAATTGTTCTTAACATCATGTGACTTGCTGGAACAACTACATTGTTACCGAAGTTATCACTTGTGAATCCTGATGGATAAAACACTCCAAGATATTCGTCTGTGCTTACAAGTCCATTGTCATTGTCTTCAACTGCTAGGTTAACGTTTGTTGCCCAGTTTTGTAAACTTGTTGCATCTGGTGTTAATCTCATTGGTGAGTCACCAATTATAAACGCTGACAATCCTCTGTCATTGTTTAATGAAATCATTTCGCCGATTAATTCTGGATATCCTGGTGTTGCCATGATGTTAAACAATCTAGATTCATCATCTCTAATTTCTTGATTGCCATTAACCATTGCTTGTAGTTTTTGCACAATAACTTTTCTTTGTGCTTTTCTACCAAATGATCCTGAACCATCTGCCTGGTTCGCTGATTCTGTTACCCATCTGTGTGGATAGTAAGCCGCCATTGATGAATCTGCATCTGAACCTCTTTGGTTTTCTGCTGTAACATCAACATAATTTCTTACAAATTTCTTAACATTGAATCCTGAACGTCTTGTGTTCCACAACAACATACCTTTTGGATATAGTGCTGGATCAGGAGCGTCAGTGTCTAAGAAGTCACTTGCTAGTAATTCTTTTATTGTTCCTTTAGGAGCCACAGATGCTGTTCCACCTGTTGTTCCGTATCTTGCATCTGCAAATAGGATTCCATTTTCCGTTGTTTGGTCACCTGAATCAACTTGAATCCATTTTAATGAAGTTGCATTCCATTTGTAAACAATTGGATAATTTTCTAAGTCTGCTGTTGAAATCCATATGTCGCCTTCAACCAATGCACCACCGCCTGACGCTGTGGATTGTGTAGTTGGAGCAGTTGCTGAAACTTGAGGACCTTCTGAGTCTGTACCAGATACTGCTGAATAACCTTTCCAGTTTGTACCGTTGTGGTATAAAATATCTACTTCATCAACTATTGATGAGTACCATAATTGTCCATCTACCGCAGTTGTTGTTACTGCTGTTGCACTTGCTGTGTAAGTTAAAATTTTCCAGTTACTTGCTCTGAATCCAGTGCTTGTTGTGTACAAGTTTGCTGTACCTGCCTTGGTAACATAGTTGTAACCAGTGAAACCTGCTTCACCCAAAGTACCGCTTGTGTCAACGATGTCAAATTCTCCACCGTCGTTGTGTTCGATTGAAACTCTGTTCTGTGAATCAACACTTGCCACAATGTTTGTGAATCCTGAACCGTTAATAGCACCTGCTATTAAATCTGCATCAGTTGCCGCACCTGTTGGAGTGACACTTACAGTTATTGCTGAGTTTAATGCTAATTGACCAACAATTGATTCTGCAATAGTGAATGATTTACTACCTGCTGTGATACCTGTTGTGATTGCTGTACCTGTGATTTTTGTTGAACCTGTAGATTCTCTTCTAAGAATTGTTTGCTCTAGAGCATTTGTTCCATTGTCATGATCAACATACAAAGTTCCTACAGCAAGATTTACTCCACCACCTGTTCTGTCTAAATTGTATAGAGCAGTTTCGGCATTTTCGTAAATTGGTGCTGTTACATCTTCCCAAAGTTTAGTTGTACCATTGAATTTTTTAACTGACCATTTTGCACCTGCGTTAGGTGTTGTTGTTTTCACCCATAAAGAACCTGTTGGTCTTGATTCTGTGTCAGCAGTTTTGTATGCTGGTACAGAAGTGTGTGGGGCAGTTGTTAATTTTGGAACGTAATATGTTGCTGGTGCAATACCTAATACTGTTGCTGTGTTTAATGTACCACTTGCAATTTGAATATCATCGTCATTAGCACCATTGTAATAGATTGCTAATCTGTTGCCTACTACTCTTGCTGATAAACCCGAAACACCAGCGCCTGTTATGTCGCTAGCCACGTCAGCAACTGTTGTACCTGATGTTGTGATTGTAGTTGTGCCACCGTTTATAATGATTTGAAAGGTTGTACTATCTACGATTGTGCCTGTTGTAGAACCTACCACAACTGGATTTGAACCTGTCCAAGCCTGTGTGCCTACACCTACCCAAGTACCATCATATTTTTTGTAGTACATTTCGTTGGCATCTGTTGTTGCCACGATTGCGTAATCGCCTGCTTGTCCGAAAGAAGTCTTTGGAACACCAGCACTTAAAAGTGTAGCATCTGTTATAACGCTAGGAATTTTGTTTGTGAATGTTTGTCCACCAGTTGTTGATGCACTTGCACCATTCCATTCAAATATTCCAAATTTTGAAACTGCTGTGTCAAACCAGTAAGTTCCTGATTCTGGATTCGCCGCTGGTGCTGTTGCTGTTGCTTCTAATTGACCTAGGTCAATATCTGCTCTTACAACGTATGCTCTGTTGGCAACACCTAAATAACTGTATGCCGCTTGTAATCCGTATTCATTTGTTTCACCACCATTGATAGGATTATTGTTAGCATCAGTTTTAAAAACTGGATCACCAAATGTTTCTGCTAATTCTCTTTGTGAAGTCATTAAGAATACTTTGCCTGCGTTAGCGGCTGTTGTACCTAATGCTGTTCCTGTTCCTGAACTGTTTGTTTTGTCTTGTGCCGAAGCAACAAATATCATTGGGACTGTGCCCGGTTCTGCTGGTGTGTAGAAACTTTCGTCTATTACACTAACCTGTACTCCTGGTGAAACTAATGCCATCTTTTTTATCTCCTATTAAAGTGTAAAACTTTATTATTGCTAGTATTTATGACAATATGTCAAATCAAGCCGTATTAAGGTTTATAAAAAAGGGGTTGAAAAGGGCAGGTAAATACAGTTGTATGAGACCGTTATGTACAAAATGTAGTCAAAGACCTTCCGCTGTGAACTATAAAAAAGGCAACAAGACCTATTATAGAAAGCAGTGTGAAATGTGTTTGAAGTATGGAGGTCCTAGTGGATATCATCCCAAGTGGTATGTTGCCGGATATAGAGTTAAAACAAAATGTGACAAATGTGGACATTCAAGCAAGTATAAACAGCATTTCAATGTGTTTCATGTGGACAGCAATCTTAATAATTGCAAATTTAACAATCTAAAAACAGTGTGTGCTAACTGCCAAAGATCTTTGCACCTTGAAGGGATCCGTTGGCAACAAGGCGATCTTGTACCTGATTTTTAAGTTCAGCAATGGTGCTGTTGTTGGATAATTCTGCATCAAAATCTGTGTTTGCCCATGCCCATTCAGATGGATGTACATCTTTGGGAGTTTTTCCAATATCTTGATACATTCTGAACCATACAGGAATTTGACCTCTTTTTACCCACCACACTTCCCCATCAATTTCTTTAATCATATTGGCTTCATTGTCAAACCGCACATCTGGTATTACCCAGTTGGTGCCTGGATTGTCTAAAATTTTCTTTTTTGCTAGGCTTACCCATACGCCATCATAAAATCCATCACGCATACATTCTGTGCCAAACACTTGAAGCACATGTCTTGGTGTGATATCTTTGCCCATTTCTTTGCTCCAGAACTTGTCTGTTTGTTCTCTCCAGGCCCTGCTTTCATCTGTTTTTCCATCCAACAGTTGTCTGTCCCAATCAAACATTTCAGCCACACTGTCTTTCAATTTGTCAGCAAATGATAATTTTTCAAAGTTGTTTTCTTTTACTAAAAAGTCAGCGATGGTGTCTTTGCCCGAACCTATCAGTCCGCATATTCCTATAATCATAATTGTAATTGTTTAGTGCCTGTTCCTAGTTTTCCTCTGGCAAAGCAATTGAATGCCAAACTCCATCTCACATTGTCTGACTCTTGTGGAGGTACTGTGTGTTCCAGCCAAGAAGGAAAAATGTACAAATCTCCTGTTTTAGGTTTAAGACCATAAAAGTCTAAATTGTATTGGTTATTATTTTTATTCTTAAAAGTTGGTTTCACTGTTTCATGAAAAAGATTTGTGTAAAAATAAGGCTTATTAAATATAATTGGAGCAGATGTATCATCGCTTTCGATATAATACACACCGCTTATCATTGAGTTTGGATGCGAATGTTGATGATTTAAATCTTCTTTTGCGTACTTGTTAACCCAACTTGTGGTCAATTCAAACTGTTGTTCAATGTCTAACACATCGCTGGTAAAATGATTCACTGCTTGTAAAATTTGCTGTTTAAAATTTTTTACTTGAGGCTGATTCAAAACGTTCATACCTGCATTTTCCGGATCTTCGTTTTCTGATTCGTACAGTCCGACACTTTGTGGAGGAAAATTTAAATTTTTTATCCATGATTCTTCGATAGGGTCTAGAGGATTCAGCACAGTTTTGTATAATGGAACTGAAAATAAAGGAGTAATCTGATGTTTCATATAGTGTATATTACTATATGTTTAGTTGATTGTCAACTAGGATTTAACCAATTGCGAATGAATATCCTTGACCGCCACCTGTTTGTGTTTTGACTTCTATTTCAAGTCTTTCCATTTCTGCTAAGGCTTCTTGTTTTAAGGCATCACCATTTAGTGATGTTCCGCCTTGTGGACCTGCTATTGTGTTGAATTTGCTTCTGGCTTCTCCCAGCATGTATTTGCATTTGGCAAGTGTGTAATCTTTTAACCATTTTTTTGCCAAATAATCTTTTAATAATTCTGAATCTGGTCTGTAATTGTAAGCCTCTAATAAAACTTCTTCACCCTGTCTTGGTCTTTGAAGTATTGTTAAATTTTTGGTTGTTGTGTTCCATTTAAATTCTATGAAAGAACCAAACATTCTTCCAACCAATTCTTGATATTGAGCAAACATGTTGTAAGTTGCTACACCACCCATGTTGGAACTTGCCAACAGATAAGTGTTTGTGTATGCCATATTGAATGGTTCAAACAATGTACCACCATCACCACCACCTGATCTTGATCCTATTGATCTTCTGTAGATTTGTCTCACTTCTATCACTTCATTTGGAAGTGTATAATCGTTTTGATCCTTCACTAAAGGCAGAAACATATAACTTTCTTCAACAGAATTATCAGATCTCTGGCGAAATCTGTCTAATGCGTCAGTTAATGCTGTTTCATAGTGTATAGGGTCTAATTCTACGTCTACCATACCGCCACCTAGGCTAGTGTGAACGTAGTCAAATACTTCTTGTTTTTGTGTGCTTAAATCACTCATACAGTTTTCCTTATACATATTTATCGTCCGATAAATATATGTGTATGCCAAGATTAAGTCTTTATAAACCCGAAAAAGGGAACGATTACCAATTCTTAGATAAAACAGTGGTAGAGATGTTCACTGTGGGTGGAACTGATGTATTTGTACACAAATACCTAGGACCTAAAAATCCTGATGAAGCAGATGCCACTCCAGCAGAGCCTAGATATGATGCTGTCAAAGAAACCAACATACAAGACATGTTGTTCCTTGAAAATAGAGATAGAAAATACAGTCAAGATGTGTACAGTTTAAGAGGCATATACAATGTGCAAGATATTGATTTTGACATGAGTCAATTTGGACTATTTTTACAGAATGACACATTGTTTATGACAATTCCAATCACCAGCAGTGTTAAAACATTGGGTAGAAAAGTTATGCCAGGTGATGTATTTGAATTACCTCATTTGAAAGATGAATATGCACTGAACGATTTCAATGTAGCACTTAAAAGATTTTATGTTGTGGAAGATGTCAGCAGAGCGGCAGAAGGATTTTCACAAACTTGGTATCCACACCTATATAGAGTTAAACTAAAACAAATATACGACTCACAAGAGTTTAAAGAA